GTGTAGAACCTCGCCAGGTTCAAAAATGCGTTTACCTTGCCCACTGCCGTACTCGTGGCTGCCGTCGTTACGCATTTTGGTTAAGTCAGGACGGAGGGTGTACAGCCTCATGGGTGGTGCGTTCCGCGTTTCAGGCTTTTGTTTGTACACGTAGTAGTTGCCACTGATGAGCAGGTACGCAATGGTTGCCTCTAGGAACGATTCCCACGTGACGGGGTGCGTATCACCAGGTTGCGGGCGACGCAGCAAATCAAGCATTGGGTGCGCATCCAAACGCACGCGATCACCATTCGGTTGGTTTTCGATCAGAACAATGGGTGTGTCTTTAGCGGCGTTCGTAATCTCACGAATGCAAGCGTACACCCACAGGTTGTGCTGGTAGCCTTCTTTCGCTATTTTGCCGTAGTCGTGTGGCGTCCACTTGGCTTGCGGCATGAGGCTTTCGTACGCTGCGCTGCGCAGGTTTGTGCTTGCCTTCTCTTCCCGTGAGCGTCCCGTGATGCGTTCCCAAAGTGTTGGCATGTGTTTACCCCTTAAATAATGGTGACGCGTGGTTCACGCTGCATGAATAGCGCGTGATGTAAACCAGCGAGCGCGTCTACAGTGTCATCGTGATCATCAAGTTTTTCGTTCCCAGTAAACGAAAGTATTTCAGGCAAAATGTCATCAAGCCATGGTGCGTTGGTGGGCACTAGTACATCGCCGCGGTTCCATGCTGCGATAACAGGTTGCGCTCGCGCTAGTTTGTCTGTTGTGGCTGACTTGGTGGTGATGGTGATGTCCTGCTGTTTCAGCAGTTGCGTGATGCCTTTTTCTTGACCTCCGATAAACGCGAACGGTCTAGGCATGATCGCCAGGCGTGACACCCACGTGTTGATCTCCGCTTGGTCTCGGTACGCGTCTGTCAAGTACAACTTGTCACCCGCTTTGCGTCCTTGAATGAAAACAGTGTAGTCACCGCTTTTGCTGGTGTATGCAAAGTCACAACCGGTTGCTTCCGTGAAGCCTTCCGTGGGTGGTTCGTCGTACCTCATGGGCTCCTTGAAGACAGCCCCAAACTCGGTGACGAACTTGGCTTCGTACTCTTGTTCGTAAACCAGTCTAGGTAGTTCGGCTTTTGCGGCTTCTACCTCAGCGGGGTTGATGTGCGGATTGGTGACGGTTGGCATTTGCCATGACTTCCAACCTTCGTCCGTGCGTTCAAATAATGTTTTGAAATAGTTAGCGCCACGTGGGGTGCTAAGGAACCAAGCGTCACCACTGTAGTCGGTGAGTGTAGGGCGGATCGCCATGGGCCATTGTCTATGTAGTTTGCTTGCGATGGCTGCCTCGTCGATCACGACGCGGGCGTACTTCCGTCCGATACCGGGCGCGTCTGTGTTGTGGAGCGTCCAGAAGTCCACGCGACCACCGGTGACAAGCGTGATTGCGTTCTGTTGCGAGTCCACTCGGGTGGCGATAGGTCGCAATAACCTTTTCGCTTCGTGCCACACCTCGTCAAACAATTTGCTGTTGGGCGCAAACCAGGCGACGGGGTACCCATCAAGCGCGCCACCTTTCTCGCTGATCAGTACGTCTAAACCCAAGGTGGTTTTACCGAACCGTCGCCCGCAAGCCATGACGTTAAACCTGCGCGCTTCAGTGACGACTTGACGTTGCGCTGCGTGGCGTTTTGGAAGGCGTAGTGTGACCTCATTCATGGTACTCCGCGGTCATAAAGTACGCCATTTCGCACCTGTAAACTACACCGTTTCGCGTGAGGAAACCTCCACCGTTAGCGCGTAACCCGCGAGGTTTTAACACCACGCTCTTATAACAGCATGGTGTCACTCGTCCTCACGCACCACGCGGACCGTTACATCACCACCCTCAGCCCCTGTGTACTCCTGCCTCTCCACATAACCACGCTTTTTCGCTTGTGTTTTCAAGTAAAAAATAATCGCTGTGTTATCACCATCGTTGATCTTCTGAAACAGTTTCGCTTCCGCCAGGTCGGTCGTGCGTTCCCGTGCATCTTCCACGGCTTGCGTGATCTCCGGATGGTTCTGCATGGCCTTGTAAACCGCTCCGCGTGTCACCCCAAGCCTGCGTGCTGCGACGCTGATAAGTCCGTTGGCTTCTGTGATCGCGTCAATGTAATCAGTGGGTGTGTACATGGTTTACCTCTTTCGTTTTTTAACTGTTGAAGTGTCCACCATGCGTTTAAGGGTTATGCCGTATTCGTTTGGTTCGTTTGGTGTGTCTGCGTCTGGTTTTTTGATGAGTGGCATGTTGCGAAATTTGCTGTAGTCAACATAGTGGTGGATGCGACTGTATCGGAATGTGACTCGGCTTACGTCGGGGTGTACTTTGGCGAGCATTTCGCTTTTGGGTGCTGTTCCTTCTTTTGCGTAGAACGCTTCTGTGTTGCCACCTTTGATGGTTTGGGTGGCGACTTTGTTTTGAAGGAATGCGTAGAATTGTATGGTTTGCCATTTGGCTTTGAGCATGTCTAGGCTGATTATGGTGTCTTCGTTGTATCGTCCGCGCCATTTAAATGGTACGTCGTTGCGGATTAGGTTGCAGGAGTAGATGCGGGTGCCTTTGATGAATGGTGGGTACTTGGCTTTTTTCCAGGCGAACATAGCGTAGTTGGGTCCTGCCATTGCGACGTTTGTGTAGCGGAGGACGAAGTCTTCCATGGCTCGCCAGAACCCTGGGGCTTTAATGGGTCGTTTTTTGTTGTTGTGGAGTCGGTAGAAGCCGCGGATGTTGTCGTCCATGACCCAGTGCCATTCGTGCCCGTTGTCGATGGCGTGTTGCCAGGCGAAGTTTCGTGCGGGTCCTGGGCCTTTGCTTTTGGTGTTGCCAAGGTCGTCGCATGTTTCGTATTCGTCTTGGTACTTGGGGTCTAGGACGACGAGGTGTTTCTTGTCGATCTGACTGGCGTACTGGTCGTATTCTTGTTCTTCGATGACGACGTTAAAGTCGACGCCCATTTGTTGCAGGCTGTCGATTGTGAAGCGTGTTTGCCAGCGTCCTTTGCTGACGACGTATAGAGGGAACCTAGGATGCGTCGTTGACATATTGGTACTCTTGCAGGTTTTCGCGTTCCTGTCTTGGGTGCCATATGCTGCGTGTTTTTTCGGTGAGGGGTTGACCGATGAGGTCCGCGAAGGCTTGACGGTCTTCTTCGTTGATGAAGTGCACCTTGATGGTTTGGTAGGCGCGTTGGTCGTCTTGGGTGTATTCCGGCATGCCGGTCCACTCGGCGTTAGCGTCGAAGTCTTCGTCGGTGATGAGTTGATCTAGGTCGTCGCCGTCGTATCCGGTGCCTGCCAGTCCAGTGCTTTCCGCTAGGTCTTTGAGGATGCTGTTGAGTTCTGTTTCGTTGTAGGACGCGAGGTCGTTGGTGCGGTTGTCTGCGAGGAGGATTCGTAGGGCGTGATCATCGTCAACGTCAACGTAGGTAACTGGGACGGTGTCGTAGCCTTGTTGGGTGGCGGCAATCCATCGGTGGTTGCCCGCTAGGATGTAACCTGTTGATTTTTGAACGATGAGGCTGCCGTAGAAGCCGTTCTCTTGAATGCTTTGGTGTATAGCCCCGACGTCACCTTCGCGTGGGTTTCTTGGGTGTGGTTTGACGTTGTCGACTGGAACCTGTTTGGTTTCTTCGTTGATGATGTTCATGTGCGAGTTATAGCACGCGACCGCAGCATGGGCAAAGAATGTTGCCGTCTGTGGTGTAAATATCGTCGATGGTTGGGGCGTCTAACTCAGCGCATTCAGCAAGGTGTTGGATGACGTACTCAAAGTCGGCGTGACCTTGCAGTTCGTTGTCTTCGTGGTTGGCTAGGATCTGTCGTAGTTCTTGAAGGCGTGGGTCACTCATGGTGGATCCTAACGAATAATGCCCCCGGTGGTTAGCCGAGGGCGTGTTGGATATATGGGCTGGGTATACGACCGCAGCGTGATGATTTGTAGCACATTATGTGGCTGTTTGCGTAGGGGTTGCCTCATCTCCGTAGTCTATGTTTTCGTTTTGGGTGCTCTCAATATTTGTGATCAATTGTTTTACGTCGGCTATGTTCTTTTGCAAGTGCTCGTCGTACACGTTGTTTGCGTACGTTGCTAGTTTTCCGAGGAATAATTCAATATTCCAGATTAGGTTTTCGTCGCCGTCACAGGCTCGTGGTAGATCTTCGATGATTGCGATGATGTAGTCTTTCTTCCAGTCGTCGAAGTCTCCAAGGTGCAGGTAAAGCCTGGCGGATATGCGTCCTGCTTGTAAGAGGTTTGCCGTTCGTGCGTCTCGTGCGAAGTAAAGATCCTGTCCGGTGCTCATTATGCGTTCCTCCTTCCAGTGGTGAGGGCGTTCCAGAAGGCGCGTTCAATGGCGCGCTTGTCGAAGTTGCGGGTGTGGCGTTTCTTGATCTGATCAAGTTCAGGCATGACGTTATCTGTGTCTGTGTTGAGTCCTCCTGCGTCGATGGCTTGATGTGCGAGGGTTTCGGCTTGGTGGATGCTGTCGTAGAGTTTGGTGAGGTTTTTCATTTTCGCTCCGTTTCCGCCAAGGTTTTTTCTTGGCTGATCTAACTATACAAACGTGTCTTGATAATTGTCAAGCGTTGCGCAGACGAATTAAACCCCCGAGGTTTCCCCCAGGGGTTTAGGTCTAGCCAGTAAGTTCTCCGACGTATTCTCCCAGCAGCGTTTCCGGTAATCCTTTGGCTTGGTATTCGTCCGGCACCTCGCGTCGGTCTTCGATCTTTCCGTTTGACCATTTAACGATTGCGGTGTTTCGAATATCACCGTCTGACGTCATGTTCAAGAATGCGCCAGGGTGCACCGTAATCGGCTGATCGCTTGAAAAGATCAAGTGGATAGGTTGATCTTTCCCAGAGTGATCGATCGACGCTTGGATGGCTTCAGCCTCGGTGGTACCAAGCCCAAAGTAGAAATCGCTGACTGCTACGAAGTGTGACAATTTTCGCTCCTTGTGAAACGGCTTAAGGTTTCGGGGCTGCGTCTGTCGAACCTCCTGTGCGATTTCTCTAATTTTCAAAGAACCCAGAGATCTGTCGTCCTAGTCGATCTCTAAGCCAATTATACACACTCTTTTGATAATTGTCAAATATGCGTTTTTCGCTCACCCCTCCAAACGCTCCACCGGAGTCGACCTTGACAACATCAACGCGGCATACTTGACCTCTCGACGATGACCCTTACCCCACACTGCCTTGCCATCCAACACGTACGCCAACTCCGTATACCGCTCCGCACGCTCAAACGCTCGGAACTCATGCATCAAACCCTCAGCCTCCAACTGCTGTTCGACATACGACTGCCAACGAGGCGTCAGCAACAAATACTCACCGGGGTAAGAACCCTCAGGCGGTATGCGGATCTCACGAATGCGTGGAAGTGACGCGGAAGGTGACTCGCCAGCCTGCGTATCAAACTTGCCGGACGTTTGATCGAATCGACCCATAGAACCACCGCGCACGTGATCAGGTTTGATTTGCAGCACATCCCAATAGTTGGGGTTCGACCGCATCGCGATCAACACATCGACCAGCCATGCGCCACGCAGCATGTGAAACTCAAAAGTCATGCGTTCACGGTAACTAATTTAGGGTTCAAGTCAAAACGCAAAATTGCACACCGCCTTATTTCACTCTCGGTTTGCCGTACGTTCGACGCGCTCGCTTGACGCTCCCGGGGTTATACCCATACTTCTGCGCGATCTCCTTGTTTGATAACGACCAGTCCACAGACGCCCAGAAACGGCTTGCGCGTTTCGATCCGGTGTTATGCCCTATCGTGTCAGGCGCTCGCTCTTTACGCATTGCTGCGACGTGATTACGCCCAACATTAAGGTCTCGTGCAAGATCAGAGTTAGATCGCGACCATTCCACCTGCGACCAGTCCACCCATTGTTTAGGTTGATACTCAGGTGGCGCGTACAATTTCCGCATGTGAGCAATATGCGAATTGGTTTTTTCAAGTCGCCGCGCGATGATCTCGTTCTTCTTGGACCAATCAACTTTGTGCCAGTCGATCACCTCACGTGCGTACGCGAAGTCTATGCCGGCTATGTAGCCGTGACGCTCCAACGCGTTACGCACGCTTGTGGGAGAACGCCCAAGATAGTCAGCAATTTCGTTTACTGTCATGTCTGTTGGAACGAGTTGTTCCAATGCGTCCTTGAAACTTGCGCGCGTCACGGTTGGATCCTTGGATCACGGAGCACGTCAGGATGCACGACGTAACGTCGGTAAGGATCACGAACGACGCGAATGTCATACTCGTAAAGAACCGCGCCGACGCTGCGCTTATCGTGATACTGACGAAGCAATGTTTTGTACTTCATTCGTGCAAACCTTGCAACATCACGCAGCGTTACATAGCCTTCAACGCGTACGGCCTCGTTGTGCTCCCGCATGATTCGTTCCATGTATTTATCTGCCCACCAGTTTGGAACGACGTACGCAACCGCTGCGCGCTTAAGCACCCCATCAGCAACCGCTGATCGAACTGCACGCGTTGAAAAGTTCAGCCCCCAACCGCTACTTAAGTCCGTAATCGCTGTATGGCCAATGGGTGCGTAACCATCAATGCCCATACGGCGTGCTTTTTGCGTGATCGCTTTTCTGTTTCGCTGAAACCCACGCCGTTTGAATAATTCCACCATGCCTTGGCTGCCACGCCACGCGTAGTACCTATCAAGCATTTTGATCTCACGCGCTGACCACTTTCGCTTTACACCCATTTCGTTAAGAACTCCTCAAGCGTAATCACGACCAGAGGTTCACGCCGATCACCTTTCACGATTGTGATGTCGCAACCTTCAGGTGGGTAAATGTACTCCGCTAGGCTTGCGCGTGACTTGGCTTGGATGTCGACCTCTGACCCGTCGGGTGACACCGCAGTGATATCAACACCTTCGGTTTTACCGAGAGCGCGACCGTCACTCCCCCAAGCGCGGCGCGCCACCCAGCCGTGCGACTCTAGTAACTTCACGAGTTCACGTTCGAACCTGTTGCCTTTGGCTTTTGACTTATTCGGCATTTTTAATTCTCCTTAAAGCGTCTTTATAG